CGTCTTGCGTCTCTGTCTTTTGCTGTATTGTGCAACGCTGGCGAAGTCGTCCAACGCGTAAATCTCTTGGTCGTCCGCTCATGGGTAACTGCTCCGCATGTAACGGCGAACCAACATTTCATACGGTCGCATCGTCTGCAATGCTTCGGACATGAGCATATCGCGGTTCTCAAAGTAGTGCGCCACCAGTAACTTGATAGCCGCCTTTGCCGCTTCTGGTACGCTTTGCCCGTCTTGCGAGTACCCGCACTTGTATTGAATTGTCCAAGCATCCCAACGCGATGCGGTCGCTGGTAGGCTCACCTGATAGGCAAGCCTGAACTGATCGACATGCAACTGATACAGACTGCTCGATAGCGTCTGCAATGCGTTGTTGCCATCGTAGTACTGGATCGAGGTAATCGAATGGATCGGTGATCGCAATAGCGTAAAGCCATCGTAAAGCGAACCAACCCGCAATCGAAGCGTTTGGTAGCAAGTGACCGTATCGGTGTCATGCTCCCACTGCTCCCTGGCCGCCTGAATCAAGGCGGATAGGTGAACATCGTGAGTAGTGTCGCTACTGGCGATTTCGAGTTGCTTTTTTGCTTCGCTGAGTGTCACCGGCTCTGTTGTCGGCCCGGTCACTAGCTCTGGTATCAATCGCATTTGCGAGTCCTCTAGCAATCATCAACTCTGCCTGCCCGATAGGCACTGCCACCAGCCGATAGCCGGCTGGTAGCCCTTGCCAAAATTGATTAAGGATCAAGTCCATCAGACTAGACCACTCGGCAAACGTCACCGTCTGCTGCACCTGTTGAGGTTGTTGGAGCAATCTTGCCACGGGACAAGACAGCCACGGATGCGATGTAGCCACCGCTGGTTCCATCGCCAAAGGTTGCGACAACCTTCAAGAATGGCTCCTTGCCGCGAAGATCGACTTGGAAGACGCAGGTCTGTCCGTCATCGGTCGCACTCGGCAGAGCGAGCGTTGCACCGCCTAGACCAGAGCCACCGTTGAAGGTTGCTCCAGTGATGTCGGCATAACTTCCGCCGCTCGTCGATGAGGCTTGCAACTTCAATGCGGTCATCGCAATATCGGTTGCACCGAGTTGCACGATAATCGTCGCGTAGTCGTATCCCCTGGTATCAACAACATCGGCCGTAGCCGTGTTATTGTCAATCAATGCACCGGGTTTAATCGCGGTGACAAACTTGCATTGCTGTAGTGGATTCATAACGTCAATTCCTTTCGTTGAGTGGTTCGGTTAATTACGCTGCGGCCTTGACTTGCACAATCGGCCCTGCGTTACTTGCATCGCCGATTTCGTGGACATTGAAGTCCCATCGAGTGATCGAACGGAAAGCGGTTTGGTCAAACTCCATGTAGCGGGAAGAGTCAGCAACAACGCTGACACCGCGTCGAAGTCCCAAGGTGGACGCCATCGACAAGTCACCGATGTAGGCAAGTTTCGTTCCGCCGCTGATCGTGCTTGGCATCACTTGCGTGAACTGGACTGGGTAGCCCATGAATTGCAACACTGGACCGCTTCCGAGGTCCACGTAGTTGTTCCCACCGGCTGCGAGTTGCAAGCGTGCGAGGACGTTCCAGAAAATCGCTTTATGAACGAACCACACTGGATTCATCCCCGCGAACTCAGGCAACTTGCCGACTGCTTCTTGGAAGACTGCAATAGTCAACCCTGCGGCAGTGTTTTGACCTGCTGCTGCGGTTGCAACCGAACCAGCCGCAAGTACGTTGGCTAGCCCGTTGATGCCGCCGTAGGTAGTCGAACCGTCACCGAGAAACGCGGCTTGATCCAGCTTGAGGGCATGGGCCTGTGCCATCTCCATCGCCAAGTAATCAGCAATGGCAATAACCGCATCCTCGTTGAGTTCGTTCGATACGCGGGTTAGCGTAGCCCACTTGTGGGCGGTCAAAGAGACTTGCCCCAAAGATGGATCGCTAGCAGTGATCTCGCCCGCTTCGCCAACTGCGTAGGCGGTAAGACCGCTGACGCGTCGAGGGATCGTCACGGTATCGCTTCCCATTGGGTAAGTGCGAGCAAAGCGACTGGTAACGCCGTAGGTTTCCATCAAGGAAATCACCGACGTTTCAAACTCAGGCGGCACAAGCACGCCGCCGCGTAGATCGTCATTTTCACCCATCGCATTCAGGACGCCGTTATCGCGGCACCATTGACGGGCTTGAGTGTTTCCGTTCAACGCTCGGAAGAATTGACCGGCTTTGAACGCGTCGCGTTCGGCATCTGGGCCTTTGAACGCCTTGAGCTTCCCGGTCGCACGTGCGGTTGCTGGAATGCGGAATGCCGATGCTTCAACGCTTCGAGTCTCATTGACTTGTCGGACAGTGTTTGAGACTGCCGACTCGATGCGAATTGCTCGTTCGCGTTCCTTGCTCAAGTTTTCAATCTGACCGGCTTTGCCGTCAGTGCCGACGATTGCGTCGATCTCGGTTTGATCTTCTGCGGAAAGTTCACGTCCTTCGCTGGTCGCTACGTCTTGGATTGCCTTAACCCTGGCTTGCAAGGCTACGATTTCTTCGCCGATTTGCTTTGCGGTTTTCATACCGACTGCTCCTGTGCTGTGTGGCAGTCGATAAACCAAGATAGCGGCATGACTGCCACGGTTTCGTTATAAAACTATTCCGTGTGTCACTGCCGCTAATTAGTTGCAGAGTTTTTGAGGCTTACGCTCAAAGATCGCACAAGGGACTCGAACCCTTCGTCTTTTGCACGGTTTAACAGCCGTGTGCCCTCACCCGTTAGGCTAGTGCGATGCACTAAACCTAGCAGGTGGCTAACGCGTTGTCAAGCCTCCGGCGTACTGAGCCATCTTTGCTTTGAGCAAATTAACTCTTGCTTGGTCGAATGCGTTCGAGGTCTTTCGCTTCTTGCCGCCGTTCTCAACTCGACCAGTTGCAAAGCCTAACTCGATAGCCTTTTCGACTTCGTACCACGACTCATTCGCCATCGCCGTTTCGATTTCGCTCTTTGACAACTTCGCGTATTGCGAATAGATGTCAGCAAGGCTTGCGTCGTAGGATTCGAGAGCGTTTATGACCTTCGCTAGCTCTTCCCGGTTGCCGAATGCAAAACCCATCGCCCTGTGAATCATGAGCCTTGAACCGTCCGCCATCAGTCGTTTGGCACCGCCTAGGAAGATGATCGACGCCGCCGATGCTGCTAGGCTGTCGTTGATCGTTGTTACCTCTCCTTTGTGGGATCGCAGTGCGTTGTAAATGCCAATTCCCTCATCAGCCGCCCCTCCTGGGGAGTTGATGCGGACAGTAACGGCATTTGAACCGAAGGAGCGTAACGCATCGACCACGCCCCGCTGAGTGATCGGGTTTTCATCCCATCCATCGCCAACAACGCCGGTCAGCAGGATTTCGTTCAATTCCGCCTTGATTTCGATCATTTTCCACCCCTTTTCAGGTCAAACACCCTGTTTTCCCACGTCTTTACCTCGTTTTCGACCGCTTTTTTGAGCGATTCGCCCCCGTTTTTAGCCGCTAATTCGGCCAAAATCAGCGTTGATTTTTCGCAGTGGATGCGAGCTAGATCGCGGTCGAGTCCGATGGCTTCGATCTTATCCGCTAGTTTCGCTTGCCATTTTGGATAGTTTTTGCCGATCCAAGCCACAAATTGAGCCTTCCCGGATGCGTTGATCGCGTTGTTGCCCTCCGTTTTGATGAGGTCGCGTAGCATCTGCTCTACCGCCATCGCGTTTTGTGCGTCTTCGGTCGCATCTTCCACGTCGTCCTCTGGCGTGTCTTCGACTTCATCCACTGACTGTTCGCCGGTCGCTTCGGAAATGGCTGGGTTAATGAACTCGTCGCCTCCAACGTACGGGTTAAGATCAAGTTTAGCCCGGCATTCGTTTGGGTTCATAATCCGCGACGCAATCGCCTTGGAAAAGCTTTCCATCGTCGTTCTAAGATCGGTGCGATACAACGCCGCCGCGTTGAACTTAAAATAAACTTCGCCGGTTTGCTTCTCTTGTGGCGTTCGGAGCTTCATATCGCATTGCTCCTCGAACTTGACTAGCCAACGGTCAAGGGCTTGCATGTACGCAAGGTTCTTTTGTTCGAGGCTGTTGTACGATGTGCTTTCCCCATCGCCCGGCATTCCTTCGAGTCCGAAGAGCATGCCGATATCTTGCCGTGTGAAGCGTTGCAACTCGGCAAACTGTGCATCATTGTTCGACATGCTTACCGCGTTTGCCTTCACGCCTTCGCGTAGCAGTCCGGCTTTAGCGGAGTTCTCGGCTCCTGCTTCGACCTTGTTGAACGCGTCAATAAACTCTTTCGCGTCCTCTGCTTTGCGAAACGCTCCAGCAGGTGCCTCAAGGAAGAGTTTACCGCGAAAACCTCTTCGCAGTTGCGTGTTCGTGAACTTCGTTTGCTCTACACCCGTCGAAAACGTAATGTTCGCAATATCAAGCAATCCGATTCCCTCAACGCCATCGTAGGAAAAGCCTGGAAGGTGCAATACGTCTGCATCGGGGAAAATCAGATAGCCGTTCTTGTCCGTGTCGAATCCGTCGAACAGGTCTTTTTTGGTTTGATCTTCCGGTTGCGTTACGTGCCACTTCTTGCCGTTATAGATGATCGTCCAAGTATTCTCAGGCAACATCGGTATCAACTCAACCGGCCTGTCTGACTTGCGAATGATCGCTGCTCGCCCGTTGCCACGCATAAGAGCATGCGAAAGCATTTGCTCTTTGAAGGTCGTCGGGGCTTGGACCTTGTTTGGCTCTTCCCTTAACAGAATGTAGCCTGGATGCTCGGTATCGTTTACCGCCCCGTCACCCTCACGCCGCTTAACGTCGATAGGTAGCCGCCCAAAGTCACCAGTCAGTTTGTTGTGTGCATACCATGCTGGCGGTACTCCCAAGGCTTCGCGTACGCCGACCTTTCGACCGTTGCTGAACTGGTCTTCGCTTAGGCCCATCCATTGCAATAGTGCGGTCATCAGTGACATTCGGCATACTCCTTAAGTAACGTATAAACTACCCGATGAACGCTCTTTTTGCAAACTTGCGATACGGTACGCCATCACCGCAGCGACTATTGGGTCGATCTTGTCTTTGCTGTTCTTTTTATCGAACATCCATCTGTCCTGACGGTCTTTGCAGATAATGGCATTGTTCGCGCACCACCTGAGCAGCTTGGAGTCCGAGAAGACTAGCCGCCCTTCTTGCATCAGTTGAATGAAGTCGCGGATGGCCTCGTTGAAGTTGGCTTGATTCTGAGCCATGCGAGCCGCTACCGCTCCGGTCTTTTCTAGCTTCTCGCCTAGTTGCTGCCCGTTGTAGGGGTCATACGCTACGGTCTGTATCTCGTACGCCTCAAGCTCCTCAATTAGCGATGCGGTCAAGTCCTCAATAGGATACTCGCACTTGTACAACTCTTCCGTGTGGACGAACTCCGCAAACGGCATCGCGGATAGATCGCGTTTTGAGTCAGCCGCAATGAATGCCCTCGTCTTAATCTCGTAGCGATAGACCGTATTTCCTTTGTCATCGACCGCAACTGGGAAGCGTCCACAAATCGCGTACGCTGCCAAGTCATCGCGGGAGCCTAAGTCAACGCCCGCTCCAAGCCCGTCAGCTTCACGCCAATCAGAATGGACGCCGACGCATCGATCAAACGCCGCTAGGTCAAAGGCTTTTTCCGTCGAGGATACAACCCGATTACCGTGATAACGAGTGAAGCGATTGATACCTAACGCTGTTGACTTATCCTCGTTCCACCGTTGCCGAAGGTAATCAAGTTTGATCGATACGTTGAGGTTTGGATTCGCTTTTTTCCAGTTTGATTCCTCGCCAGTCTCGTCCTTTTCGTCTAACTCGTAAATCAACGCAAAGAGCGACTCGTCTTTGTGAATGCCGCTCACTACATTGGTTGCGTACGTGTACTCATCAAGCCACAGTAACGAGTCATCCGCACCGGCTGTCGTGATAATCAGGTGCAAAGGCTGCGAGCGTGATCCTGACCCCGTGACCATTGTGTCGTAGAACTTTCGATGGTACTCGCCCCAAGCGTGTAACTCATCCATAACGACGCAATGCGGATTGAGGCCGTCAAATGGCTTCTCCGAAGATACCTTGCGAATGAATGATAGGTTGTGGCGGTATGTAATCGTCTCGTTTTTTATGTCGGTGTACTTCTGCAGTGGATGCGACTGGTCAACCATCCGCTCGCATTCGCTGTACACAACGTCGGCTTGTTCCTTCTTGGTCGCGGTCAAAAGTATCTGGCCGACTGCTTCCGGCTTTCGCGTCTTCGGGTCAATGTCAGCCATCGCTAGGTAGTGGCATAAGCCGGCAATCATCGTTGACTTGCCATTCTTCCGAGCCATCGACCAATAAACTTTGCGGAAGCGTCGAGAGTTGTCATCGTTCCGCTTCCATCCAAAGATGTTCCATAGCCCAAAGAGCTGCCAGTCTTCAAGTATAAGCGGATGCCCTGCAAACTCTCCGATGCTGTGACGCAACACCAACGGGAAGAAGTCGCATACCGCGGTAGCGTGTCGCTCGTCGAAGTGATAGGGGAAATCTGGCGTGCTTTGATGCTCGAAGTCAAGACGGTAACGGCGTACGGCATCCTTCACACGGTCGCAAGCGATAATTTCGCCCGATTCAACCGCTTCGCAGTAGTCTTCGACTCTTTGTCGAACGCCCGATGCTATCAACCTGTTGCCCTCTTTAACCACTCTTCAAATACGTCCTCCTCTTCGGCCTGCGGTGCCCTCAGTCGTGCCCTCGATGATGGAGTCAAGCCTAGTTCGGCCTCACGCTTCATCAGTCTAGTGCAAACCTTGTCAAACGCGTTAGCCTCAGGCTTCGTTGATACGTTGCCCTTCTCGTTAAGGTGACTCACGTTGCCGCCCTTGATGTGCTCCCATAAGTGCAGCATCAGCGAATAGTCGATGCAGTAGCCTGCTATCAAGCCTTGATCGGTTGCGTGTAGCAAGTTCATTTCGCGGAGTTGGTCGCATACCCAAAACCAACGGGACTTAGCAACGGGATCCGCTTCGACGTGATCGGGAATCTTCGGGTCGGATAATTTTGGCTTAGGCTCTTCGCGGTTTCTGCGTTGCGGGTCTTTTGCAAACGCTCCGCTGGCCTCTTTAACGGCTGAAGATAGTGGTTTTCGGCCTTTTACCATTTTTCAGCCCTCCAAAATCCAAAAACGCCAATTTTGCGGAGCATCACGGAAGC